ATACGACTCCAGACTGATGTGAGCCATAATTATGCGAAAAAATTGTTTAGTCCTTCCAACGTTACTTCACTTTCAACGTTCGTCTTTGGATTAGTTACCTTGAACGTATGAGACAACTTAGGCATGGTATTGAAGAAGTCTTCAATCTCTTGGAATTGTTTTGTGTTGAGGGTTTCAATCCAAGCAGACATTTCTTTTTTAGTGCAGTCAGATGCTGCCCAAGATTCTTCTTCACTGTAAACCATATCAATACATGCACCAATCATATTAAATGATTCTTCAATAGCAGAATCATCTGTTCCCTTGAAATCAAAGTTAGATGAAATAAACTGTTGAAGGGAAGGATACTTCATTCTCAAAGTCAACTTATCATCCAATTTAATATCCCTGGTATGATTCTCGTCTTTCTTAATTTCAATCTCATCAATATAAACTTTGACAGGAACAGTAGTTTCACCATCATCAGGACAAGTAACAACTAGATCAATCGCTTCTCCAATAGACTTTCCACGAATATTCAAAAAGATATATTCAATGTCAAATGTAGGGAGATCCTCAATCTTAACTCCTCTGGTAGAAATGCATTCCTTTAAAATATTTTTGACTGCATTTGTAATCTGTCTTGTATCCTCACTTTCCAATGCAAGAATAAGAACTTTTTCTTCCTTAACTAGAAAGGGTCTATACTTAATCTTCTTTCCAGATGAAGGTAATTCCAACTCATAAGTCGGCGTAGCAATTTTTGGTAAAGGCATAATATCCTATAAGTTTTTCAGTAATTTTATTTATTACCTAAAATCTAAAGAGTTCAGATGCATCAAAAGAAGATTTTCCACTACCCAAAAAGGCATCACGAATTCCTTGATCAGAGAAAGATTGAAGTCCCAAATCAGTAGAAAAGTCAACTGTGTTTCCTGCACCAAATACATCAAAATCTAAATCATAAGGTTCGCTAAATGTTGTATCTCCAAAAAGTGGAGTAGAAAATGAATTAACGAAACTTCCACCAGGGATAATAGTATCAAGATAATTAGAAGCAGATTTTCCTAAACCAGAATTCTGACATACCAAATAACGAGTATAAGAGAAGTTGACAGATACTTTTGTGATAGTAGATCCATCATATGAAAAAGGAATCGCTTGAATATTCATTGGAAATGATTCAAGAAAAATGTAAGTCAATACGTTAAACTTATCCTTTCCTCTAACATCACCACTACGAGTATTCATAGTTTTATTCTTTAAGAGATTTCTTTCAAACTTATGAATCATGATAGGTCTCTTATAGTAATTTGGATATCTTAATCGATGATACGAATTAGCATCTCCAAACCCACTCATTCCTTCTGCACTACCAGTATATGTGCCATCTGCATTATTAAGTGGATCAATATAATTCATCCACTCTTCAAAAAGTCTGAGAATTTTATACTCATCATCAAGATAGAAAGTTACATCAAAGTCAGTATAAACTCTACGATTAGGAATACGTTCAATTAATCCTTGACGCGCTCCCTGCAATTCCATTACATCAAATGTGGAACCAGGGAGAGTTGCTTCACTACAAAAGAAATTAAAATCATCAGTTCGATTATTTTTATCGAATACTTCCGAGTTGTTTAAGTGTGACTCTACTGCAAAAGTATTTCCATATGACGCAGCACCAGCTAGTCCTAGTTGCACCATGAACTGTGAAGTATTTGTGAGTCCGCCAAACTTTTGTTGTACGTCCTGTATCTTTGTATAAAACTGCTGGGGATCTGGAGCAGACATCTAAATACTTTGAAACTACTTATATACTATGTATGCCCTATAAAGGTGTTTACAAACCATCCAACCCCAAAAAGTATCAAGGAAACCCCAATAATATCATCTATCGGTCTCTTTGGGAACGCAAGTTCATGAATTACTGTGACTTGAATGAGTCAATTCAGCAGTGGCAGTCAGAGGAATTCTGGATTCCGTATGTATCTCCTGTGGATAATCGAGTACATCGATACTTTCCCGACTTCTTTATCAAATACAATGATAAGAATGGGGCACTAAGAACAATGGTGGTTGAGATCAAACCAAAAAAGCAGGTAGCGAAACCAACCACAAATCCCAAGCGTCGAACAAAAGCATGGGCAAACTCTGTGACAACTTGGATGGTCAATCAAGCAAAATGGAAAGCAGCAAAAGAGTTTTGTGCTGACCGTAAGTTTGAATTTAAAATTATGACCGAAGACGATCTAGGAATTAAGTAATGGCAATTAGACTTAGAGGTTTCTACGGACTCAAAAATAAAAAAATCACCGGTATAAATCCTAAGACTAGGAAATATTATCATACCAAATATGAGTTGACTGAGATTGCAAGAAATCTTGGACTCAGAAACTACTCCAAATATAATCAGAAAGATCTAGCAGAGTACATTGAAACAAGTCAAGAGTACCAAAGATCTAGTCACGCAAAACAAGTAGGCGCAAGACCCAAACCACCAACTTTACCACAGTTAGATAAGCAAGATATCTTTGAAGCTCGTCCTGAATATCAAACTATTGGAGAGAGAATTAAAAAAAGAGCAGAAGGTCTAGAAACTCCAGATTGGTATGCGAACGAATTGTTTGCTGAGTTAAGTGAGTATGGTGAACTGAGATTTCCAAAGTTGGGAGAGTTATGTTTCTTCTCGTATAGTGCAGCATATCCAGAAAGATATCCATATTATGATACAAGACCTTTAATATATGTTCTTGAGTATCAAGAAGATAAAATACTAGGAGCAAACCTACATTATCTGAATCCAAGTTATCGTGATGCAATTGCAGGATCCATGATAAATAAATACGGAGCACGACTAGATAAAAAAACTATACACAGTTATTTCTTTTCTAACATGGGGGATACATACGTCGTACCTCCATCATCAGCAGAGTATGCCAGTGTAGCAGAACTTGTAACTGAGAACTTTATAGATCCAAATGGTAAAAAAGTTGAACTCCAAAGCGTCTGGGACAGCATCTAAATGTCAGTAGCACTTACAAAAAATTATAACGCAATCTTTGGTGGAAACGTATTCAGTTCCACCATGAGACTGAGTGAGCAATATGTAAAAGATAATACAGGACAGACGTATGAATTAAGATACGATCCAGATACTGGAACTTCTGCAATTGTTGGACACAAGCAAGTACAAGTAAAAATTGGTTTTGATGATGACTTTGGAGATCTATACAGAAATGAAGACGAAACCATAGTTTTATTTGAAACAACTCCAGATGGTGGAAAATTCACAGAAGCAGGACAAGGATTATTAGATTCTGGTAACTTATTAAAACCTGATGGTACAGCGATCAGTGAACAAGATTTAAGAAATAGTGTTGGCAATGATACTACGTATGCATACAACAAAGTAAAAAAGCAGAGGAATTCTACTGCTAGTACAGATGGATTTTCCACAGTGCTTGCGGATGATTCAGCAATACAAACATCTGCAAAAGTTCCTGGAACTGCAGGTGGTGCTACTGCACCATCAGAAATTGCTCCAGATCCTGATGCTCGTGAACAACAACTGCCAGCGAAACCGACAAATGCTGATGATGCATCTACTGAAGAACAACCAGGTCAAAATGCAGAAGCGGGAAGAGACGAACAAAATAATGTTCTAACACAAATTTCAGAAAAGTTTGGAGTTGAGATTAACAAACTACTTCTCAGTTCACCTACTGAAGAACAACTAAAAGCGATAAGACAAAAGTTTGGAAAATCAGACGATGCAATCAAAGCTATCGCTGGGGGATCCGGACTTAAATATCCATTTGATGCAATATATGGTGGATCAAATTCACAAGACTATGTAAGTATAAGTCAATATGTTTATAAACCCCCAGGTACAAACGTAATATTCAATCCCGATCCCGCAAGTTTACTAACTAAAGGTGCTCAAAGAGTTAGTCCTCTCGCTGAATTATTAGGAAACGTCAGACTTCCGATGCCAAATGATGTAAGCGATTCAAATAATGTCGCTTGGGGTGAAGATTCAATCAATAATTTATCAGCGGCAATTACTTCTGCAGTATCAACTAATCCAGGTGGAGTTGCTGCAGGTGCCGTAGCTGGTGGTTTATTATCAGCACTCACTGGAATCGAGGGATTTGGTAAAATTGGAGCACTTGCAGGTATCTTTGGTAATGCGGGAGGAGTTAAAGGAGCAAAAAGTGTATTGAACGATAGTAATGCTCAGATGGTAATAGGAAGTGCTATTTCATCTAGACTCCTTGCTATGGGTGGTGTCAATGTAGCTCCCGAGGCACTTCTCTCTAGAGGTTTTGGCATTGTTCCTAATATGAATATGGAACTTTTATTCAATGCTCCAACGCTCAGACAGTTTGTATTCAACTGGAAAATGGCACCAAGAGATGAAAATGAAGCAAGAGAAATCAATAATATTATTCGTTTCTTCAAGCAAGGAATGGCAGCGAAAACTATG